AGCTTCCAGCAAGCGAAAGCCCGTCCTCTGTTTGAGGGGGCTGTTCTGAAACGCTTTGAAGATACCTCTTGTAACCTTCAGTAAAGTTCTGTGTGCGAACCTTGCCGTTGTTTGGTCTGCCAAGAACAGATCCAAAGCCATAACCAAGCATACCACCAACAGCAGTTGACGCAGAAGTAATTAAAGCAGCATTGGCAATTGCCTCTACAGGGTCTTGCCCTTCTGTAATCTGGGTCATTGCATCAATCGTAGACACACTTCCGTCGATAACAGCCGCGTCTAAAGCGCCTAGCTTTGCTAAACCCGCTGCGTCATAGCTTTGAGAAACGCCAGTAATAGCGTCATCAAACTCACCTTTTTGACCTATACGAACCCTAGTCTGGCCAATGCGAAGTATTTCCTTTGCTCGCACGGCTTGAGTTAGAGCAGAGGTAGAATTTAAAGATGTAAGCAATGACTTTGTTCTGCTGAGAGCAGCAATGCCTGCGTAAGGCACTGTGATAGATGCTAGCAAAGAAGGGTCAGAGATAAACAAGGCCGCACCAGAAGACTGAGTAAGGATGTCTCTGGTCTCTCGTCTATTCTTTATGTAGTCAGTTGCAGCTATAAGATTGTCTTCTGAGCCTATCCCATAGGAGCGAAGGTAACGAGCATCGTCTCCGGATAACCCTAGCTTTTCGATTACATCCTCTACTTGATGTATAGATTCTGAATCGTAGGGAGCCTGATCTCCACCATAGAAAGAAAGGCCTTCAGCAATTGGATTAAATATGTCTGCATACTGCGCACCAAAGGTAGCACCAAGACTTACACCAAGGTCTGACGGCCCTTGCGGACCTGTTCTAAACTCTCTCTTTGGTGGTACAGTTAGCTCACTCATTGACCAGACCCCTCATACTTTTCTTTCATACTTCTAAATACTTTGAGGGCTTCTTCTCTTCCCATAAGGCTATCTAACTTGCGCACAAACAGTGGATTTGCTGTTAGGAAAAGCTCTTCATCAAAGTGATCTAGTGTTGCAAGGTGATTGATCTCAGCTATAGCTATATCTTTTTTAGGAGCGCCAGCGTTGTTTGCCACAACAAGAGCGTTCTTTGTTGCAAACCTTAGGTTGGCTTGGGTTTCTGTTTGGTAGTTCTTTTCTAAAAGATAGGGCTGATTGTTGATTAGTATTGGCTCAAACTGTCCAAGCTCAGTCATATAGCCAACTTCGTATCTAGGCTCACCAGCATTAAAGGACTGGATGATTGGGCGATAAGCAATCTCAGCTCTCATTTTTCTTTTGGCGTGTGCGAACATCATCACTTACTCGCTCACGGTTTCGCAGCTCGTCCCCAGCGCCAAGAGCCTCAAACATAGCCCTTGCACCCTGAGCAAGCTCACCTCCAGCCATAAGGTTTAATACCTGTGAGTATTGGTCAATGACCGTTCCACCAGTTAATAAGTGGTTGTAAAGGCCAGACTCGTCCATCAGATCTAGCATTTGCTCTCTGTTGCGGATTATCTCCCCTTGGCTAAAGTATTGTTTTCTTGAGTAAAAACTCTTGTCACCTACTCTAGGGCTTATAACCCTAGAGTCTTTGCGCATCTTTTGAGTATAGCCATCAATAACACTAGTGACAGTATCTTCAGTTATACTAGCACCCAATGCTTTTCTTACTCGCAGCATAGAAAGTATATCTTGGCGATAGCCGGGGCTGATATTAATCCCCTCAAAAACTCTGTTCAAGTCTGCGCTCTTAGGTATTTCTAAGTCAGCCTTGATATCAGCGTCTATATTTCCGTCATAGTTTCGAAGCTGAAGGGCAATAGCCATAGGCTCAATGCCTTGTTCAGCAGCAGCATAAACCATAGCTCTGTAGCTGGCATAAGCTGACGGAGACAATGATTGGCGCATGATGTCTAGTGGAAGCTCACCCGTGCTATTTACAGTCTTAGTAGTGTTTGAATACTGATCGAATATCTGTAGA